GAACGGTTCTTGGCGCCCTTTTCTTTCATAAGCTTAACAGTGGCTTCAGCTTCTTTGATCTTTTTGTCTTGGTCGTCTTCAGGTTGACCTGATTCTTGTTGATCTTGGGGTTGTTGACTTGCGCCCTCTTGATCGATAGGATTTCCGTTTTCATCTACAGGAGGTGGGTTCCATCTAGGATCGTTCATCTCTTCTGCGATCTGTTCGTCTTGTTCTTCAATCATATCATCAGACTGTTGAAGAATGTTCTTGCGAGCCCACTCGTGCGAGTAGTACTTGCCAATCAGCCCGCCCTGTTCAACGGTCATCATCAGCTGCGCACGATTTTGCATAACTTCGGCGTTCTTCAACTCTGTGAAGTAGTTGTCCTTTGCAAAGTCGTATTGAATGTCAGCGGAAATGTTCTGCCAGTCTTCGATAGACATAATCCCTTTCAGGACAAGCTGCTTCTCTAGCAAAGAATTGAACAGAGTTGAGAAACGGCTGCGGAGTCTTGAAATGAATTTGGAGAACTTGAGTTCGTCTCTAGTAACTTCTGTGGCTCTACCCAAAGAAAACAGAGCATCTGAATTCAGTCTGTTGACGGGAACGTTCAGCGTTTGATAGAGCTTCTTTTGAAAATAAAGAACGTCATCCATCTGACCAAGAGTTTGACCGCCAGGAAGTGTTGTGACCTCAGTACCGCGTCCACCTTCTCTACGCGGCAGCCAGTAGTCTTCAAGCATCGTCATAAACTTGCGATCGTCTCTGACTTCGCCCGTGTCGCCGTTGTAGATTAGGCGGTTCTTGTGCTTGACCATAATGTCACGAACGTATTGTTCCGCCTTCATCTTTGGAAGGTTACCTACGTCGATGTACCAGATTCTTCTTTCGGGAGCTCGCGCGAGACGGTAGATTACAAGAGCGTCTTCAAGCGTTCGAAGCTGATTAAGCGCCTTGATTGACTTGTGGAGGTAGGATAGGACCATCGTCCCTTGAGTGTCAGTCAGACCAGATGTGATGTAGACGATAGAGTCTTTGGCAATCTTCATACCGGTCGTAGTTGGACCGACGCTCTTGTTGCCGTAGTTGAAGCCTTTGTCATTGAAGATGAAGTATTCGTTCTGGACTCTAGGAACTACAGCTTCTCCGCCATCACCGCCAGGAACTTTTCTCTTTGCGACTTCGCGAACCTTGCGGATCTTTCTGGGGTCGATGTATCTGACTTCTTTGATACCGGCCTTGACGTCCTTTTCATCGATGACAACGTGGTAGTAAATTCTTCCGTCGATGTACCAACGACGGTAGATCTCGTATGCTCTTGATTGGAAATTCAGAATGTTCAGAACGTTTGCAAATTCGTCGCGGATAGCTTTCTTGACTTTGTCTGATACATTCAGGTTGTCAAGTTTGATGTTGACGATATCTTCTTCATCAACAGCGATTGATTCATTGATGATTTCGTCTACAGCGGCGTCAATCTCCGGCTGCAGAGACATCTCTCTATACTTTGTAACCAACTCAGCTTCGGTTCGGACAGTTCCGTCCAAATCAACGTAAGTTCCGTAAGCGCCTCCGGCAGCAACGACTACCGCTCCGTCATCTGCTTCTTTTGGAGCGAACGACGGAGCTGTGTCGGCGGGAGGGGTCTTTCGTTGGAATTCGAATCCGAATAGCTTCATTTATTTTGCTTTACTCATCTATAGAGAGGAGGATAATCCCTCCCCTCTTTTCATTGTATTATGTAGCGATTTAAGAAAGCGTTACCGGACCACCGGGAGCGCCAGTGTCGATGATAGAGACGCCGCCGATTTGAACTGGGAGCCAGTAATCATAAGCGAAAGTGACGTCAAACGTTTGGATGTTGTTCGTTGAATCCCAATCGAGGCCCATAGCAGATACACTGATCGGGAAGATACCAACAAACTGGTACGCTCTGATCTTTGACCCGTCCTTCGAGAACTGAGTGACGATAGCATCAGTCGCCTTATAACTGTTGGCCGTAAGCAACTTAATGTTACCGGCCAGCTGGTTGATTTGGTTCGACCAATCCTCGAACATATTTCTGACAAGGAAATCTTCGTCATTCATTACGGTCACAGACCAGTTGTCGAATGTACGATCGCCAGCAAGCTTGATCTTACGACCGAAGTAAGGAACTTCGATCTGATCAATCGTTGCTGCCGGCACTTCGGAAGCGCGGCAAGTGAATACAAACTTCTCGACCGTCGCTGAATCTTCGCCAATGTTTGGGTTCAGTTCCACTTGGAAGAGCGACGGTCTAACGCCGCCCTTCGTTAGACCGCGACTCTTAAAGTCGTTGATATTAAAAGCCATTTTCGTTACTCCTATCTATCTCTATTTATTAGAACTGGCCGATGATTGTGGAGAACTGAACGCCAGTTCTAACAGCAACGAAATTCAGCTGGATGAAGTTGATCGAACGGTTTGGCTTGATGTAGATGTCGCCCCAGAACTCGTTACGATCAATTCTCTCTGGCGTGTTGTTTGTTGCGTCACAAACGACCAGGAAGTCTTGAACACCACGACGCGCCTGAACGTCGCGAAGATAAGGAACAACCAGATTCTTGAACTGAGATCTCGTAAATTCATCGTTGAACTCGAACAGCGAGAATCTAGAAGCCTGAGAGATAGCTCTTTCAAGAGTGATGAACAGACGACGAACATTGATTCTGTCGAAAGCAGAAGGCTTTTTCGTTCCTGTCTTGTCTCCGAACAGAACAGTTCCTTGACCGGGGAACGTTACAACCGGGTTGATAGAGTTCTTGTACAGAAGATCTCTGTCTGTCTTGGTTGGGTTGTAACGAAGCTTGATGATGTTCTTGATCTGCCCACGATTGAAGCCGGCAGGAGACCACCAAGCGTCGTTCGTGAATTCAGTTCTGGCAGTCAGACCAGCAATATCGCCGTTCAGAGGAACGTAACGGTATACGTCGTTGTAACGGTCGTACATATACTTGTAGCCAGAGTCATACACAGCGTATGTAGAATCATTCACTGCGCCGAACCAGTTGACGATTGACGTCGACTCAGCTCCGGGGTTGCTCTTGACGATAGCATCGTCCGGCGAGATGAAAACGACGCAGTCCTTACGAGCTCCAACGATGTTGTCGATGATGTAGTTTGCAAGCTGGAAGTTAGAAACAGTCTGACCGGCCACGACAGCAGATCCGCCCAGTGGCTTGCCTTGCATAATCAGAGACACATCTACGAGCTCAGGAGACTTGAACAGATCATAAGCCGTCGCCAGCACACTCAGCGGAACAGTTGATTCTGTATAACCGTCTGTGCCACCCGCAAAATTCAGAGACAGCGGCTTAACGTTTGTTGAAGTTGCGATGTTAGCTGCTGTGTTTGAAACTGCGCCTGCGCGATCATTGGCGAACCAGACGTAAGACGACCCATCATTGATTACAGTCTTGTAGTACAGAGATGCGCCTTCCTGAGACTTGGCATCGGTCGCGCGCGAAACGTTTGCGAACACTTCGATAACTGACCCAGGAGCTCCAGTGAACTGACCGCCCTGGTCGACAACAACAACGTGCATCGTGTCAACAGCAGCCGTGTTACCGAAGTTCGAAACGTAGTAAGAAGTTACAGGAGCGCCATCGACTCTGTCGAAGTATTCCCAGTTTCTCGTGACGTTAACAACGGATGAGTTGCCATTCATCGTCGTGTTGGCAACATAGTTCGTTGAGAGTTTGTAATTGCCATCGAAATTGATGTTGAAAGTGGCGACGCTGGCGTTGGCCGTAACAGCGCTGATACTTGACACCTTCATAAACTGAGTACCGATCGAAGAGTTTCCGAGAGCCACAAAGTCTCCGACCGTCAGACCATTAGCAATCGTGTTTGCGTAAGTGTTAGCGGCCGCAACAACTCCGTCAGAAGTGAACGTGAGAGTGGCTACATTAGAACCAATCGCGATAGACATAGATCCGGTGATGTTGTTACCGGTCGAAACACCTACAAGAGCAAGGTTTGAGCTGAATGCGTTAACGCTGTCACAGACCGAAACCTTCAGAGAGTTACCAAGAGCGCCAGGATACTTTGCGATATACACAGCGTTAGAAGAGGTGTTACCGTCTCTGACGTTTAGATAGTCGTTTCTGTTCTTCACGACGTTGTTCAGAATGCTGATGGTGTCGACATTCGCAACAGCATTCATAGCACCGACTGTTGCGGTCGAATTAGTCGTGTTTGCGGCGCGAACAACATACAGAGCGTTGCTGTAGCTCAGGAAGTTTGCGGCTGTGAAGAACGTCTCGTAGTTGTTTGATGTGGGACGGCCGAACGTGCTAACGAGAGCGCTCTCGTCGCTGATCAGGAATCTCTCTTCAACTGGACCCCAGCGAAAAACACCGGCGATAGCGCCAGTGGAAGTCGCAACGCCAGGCACAACGGTCGTGAGATCGATCTCAGTAACGTTAACGCCAGGACTTACTTGATATACCATAGTTATCTCCCTTTCGAATATGTATGAGCAAGCATTTTCACTTATTTATAAAAACCCGTTTTCTGGCTCGTCGCTCATCCAACTTCGAATTCTGGGCGCTTCGATGATCTCTTCGTGCGTCATACCGTTATCGAAAAAGCCGAACGGAGTCAAGTCTTGCAAAATTTCTTCTTCGGTTTTTTCTCGTAATTTTGCCAGTGTATTTATGTTGGTGTATTCTTTGAAGTAGGATTGATCCGAGAGCCAGGCGAACAGAACGAGGCCCATCACCATATCGTCGTTCTTGCCTGGCTCGGCTTCGAACGACACACCTTTTCTCGAGAATGTAGACAGCTCGCTGATCGTGTCAAAGTCGTTGATGATCAGCTGATTCTGTTCAACCATCAACTTCAGGATAGAGCAACCAACCGACTTAACAGATTTCGTTGTTCTGATGCCCTTGTCGATGTTGCCGCCAAACCCTGCGGTGATTCTCTTCCCACTTCTTCCAGCGGACTCCGTGAACAGAACGTTCTCGTATTCGAAGTCGAAGTGAAGCGATGTCGCCACCTGCTCGCCGATGTCATTGATCTCGACAAGAGTTGCGGCGTTGTTGTATGATTTGCAAACCCGGAAGATGATGTCGGCGTAGTCAATTGGCGAAACCAGGTTGTTTCTGTAAGTACAAACCTGTTCATAAGGCATCTTCGTCACATCTATGATGCTGAACGCCGAGTAGTCCAAACCTTTGCCGCGCGAGACGTCGACGATGCAAACGTATGAATGATTGGGGATTGGAGCTTTGAACTGAGACAGACCGTCTTTTTTGATCAGAGGCGTTTGGTGAATGAGCTCTTTCAGCTTCCAACCAGCGATAAGAGTTCCCGAGCTTCCTTGGAACTCAACGCAATATTCCTGATCGAACTTCTCAACGTCGAAATTCATCGCCGAGAGAGTGTCTTTCCTCCAATTCTCATCACGACCAGGAACGTCGTGCCACATTACCTTGATGGGCCTGTAGTTGTTTTTGCCTTCCGATGCGTTCTGCCAGATCTTGTAGAAGTGGTTCAGACCGTTCGGTGTTGAAACAAGGACGATCTTTGATTCAGTGCCTGACGAGATCGTGGGATAAACTGATGTGAAGAACTCCTCCCAGTTCTCAATAAACGCAGCCTCATCGATGAACAGCAGGTTGATTGAGTAACCGCGAATGTTGTTGGAAGAGGTGGCGGCAGCGATTACGCGAGAGTTGTTCTCAAGCTCAAAGCTTCCCTTGTTCCATTCTTTCGCGCCGTGTTGAAGCCACTTTGGTAGGTGTTGATACGCGAGCTGAATACGACCTAGAATTTCACGAGCTGTATCGCCTTTGTTAGCTAACAAAGCGACTGTTTTGTCTGCGTGGAAGATAATGTACCAGAGAATGAACGCACAAGTTACTGTCGATTTGCCAGCCTGTCTTGCCGTCGCTACAATACTGTACCTGTTTTCGGCAAAAGCTTTCACCATATCTCGCTGATAATCGTACAATTTGAAGGAAACCAATCCCCTATCGATATTAATGATTTTTATGTAAGTCTCGGTGAAATACACCGGGTCTTCTGAGCATTTGACGTACTCGGCAACAAGTTCTGGCGTCCAATCGATTGATTGGTTCACTCTTTTTAAGTTGGGGTTTCCGTTGTAAGGTTTAAGGTTGCTGAAATCGTTCACGGCGACAGAGCTTTACAATTATCAAAATGGTATCTTTTCATATTATATTCCCAGCCTTGCTTATTACAATGCGGGCAATTCACCGTCGGTCTCTTTTTGCCGAACAGAGGGTGGTTTTCACCAGTCATTCGTTGAGAATGTTTTTTTCTTTTTTCGAAAGCTTTTTCGGGGCCCATGTAGTTTTCGTAACTCACATCGGCTCTTTTTTTGCTAAATTCGGCTTTCGTTTTTTCGCTGTGTTTTTTCCCATACATTGGATTTTTTTCGCCCGGCAAACCGTTGAAATTTCGAGGTTGATTTTTTCTTATAAGTCTCATCTTTTTGGATTTTTCTTCGCCGAGAATTTCTTCCCAAGTTTTTCCGGCCGTGCTAAAATTCTTACCGCCATTATGTTTGTTTAGCCAATTTTCGTTTTCTGCCGCATTCAACCTAGTTAACACTTTTTGTTCCCAAATCAAAGCTTCGTTCTTGCAAGAAAACGTTTTCCTGATTTCAACGACGTCGGGTTCGCCGAATTGATTTCTAATCTCTTTTACAAATTTAGAAGACGTGAAATACGACACCCACAAATCTTTCGGGTTGGCTGTTTTTGCTGTACGCACGCCGTAGTACCATTTGTCTAGTTCGGACCAACCGATTAGGTAAGTGTAAGGCTGATAAGTAGTCATAGCTGATGCTCCTTGAAAGCGTTAGAGTCAGTGGAGTGGGGACTCGCGACTGACAATCTTATTTATTTGTTCTTCATACTCTCAATCATCTTCTGTAGCTCTGCAGTGCTACCAACGAACAAGTTGTTTGTGACATTCTTCTTTGCTTCTTGATCTTGAGGCATATCAGCCTTCTCGATTGTTCTGATCTCTTTCTGAAGATCAAGTAGCTGTTTGTTCGCCGCGACCATTGAGTCCATCAACTTGGCCAGGACTTCAAACGCTCTTGGGTTCTGCGACTGATCAGCAATGATAGACAGCTTGGCAATCGCGTCGTTACCGTTCTCAACAACCTCGCGGATGTTGGCTCTTGCGAACGTGAAGTCTTCAGATGCGGAGTCGTTTCTAGCATTGTTGACGATTGTTGAAATAGCCTTGCCGAAATCGTTTTTCGGCGCTGGGCCAAGGTTCAATGCTCTGTCGATAGGACTCTCATCGTCGTCATTGTGTTCCATAGTCAGTTTCCGTTATTGTAGTGACGTAGCCAAAATCGTCTGTCGCGATAATGTCGGCAACAGGTATCGAAAGTGCCGCATTTGATGTCGGTTGACCGTTTGCGGTCAAGCCGGGTTGAATCTGAATATACGACGCCACAGGGTTGTTGGCGCTCACGGAAGAGAGATCTTTGACAACAAAGAATTCCGTGTTGGAGAATTTGATGATGTTTGTGTTCTTGACCGGACCATACAGATAGCCCTTCAAAGTGAAGTCAAGCGTCCAAACCATTGATCTGCGCTCTTTGAAGTCGCCTTCATACACGTCATCGAGATTGACTCTGTTCAGAACAACTGGGATGTCCATCGTGACGTTCATCTCTGGGATTAGATGAACTGAGGTTGTCCAGTCGGGAGTAAAGTAAGGAAGGATTTGTTCGACGATCTTGTTACCGTCCTCGGCGTTCTTCACTAGAATGTTCAGTTGAAACCCAATGTTGTATGGGACAGGAGCGTACTGATACTTGTTCTTCGACTTTTCGTCAGGATCAAGATTGGCGATTCGATTGATCGTCTGTAACTTTCTAGAACCGTCGTAATCGAATCCAGTCATCTCAAACGCCATCATTGGCAACGGGTAGACAGCTGTTGGTCGATCAATGGCCGGGTCTTGAGCCACACGAATCAACATCTTGTCCTTGGGACCATAAGTGATCGGCACTCTCTGAATCGATGTAGTGTTGCCGTCCTTATCGGTCTTTGAGATGTAGATGTTATTGAACAACGTCCCGAACAGGATGATGTACTTGCGAATCGTCGAGAAGTAGAAAGGATTCTTTGAAAACATTAGTATACACCGCCCTCAGAAAACGGATCCTTCTCGGTGAAGTCGATGAAATCGTCCGAACCCATCGGAAAATTATTTGAACCATACTGAATCACATCGTTTTCCTCGGCAATGTTGATCTGGTCTGGCTTGTATGCTTCGGTCACAAGATAATCACCATCCTCATCAAGTAAGTAGTTGCCTTCTTCGTCGACTAGCGTATAATCAAGTATGTTGAGTGAAAAGTTCTGTTGTAGTCTGTCGATCTCAGGGATGCCGGTGTTGAATTGTTCGTTGGAATACTCGAACAACTCACAAGTCAGCTCGAATGTCTGAAGAGCACCGAACTGATAGAACATCTCTTTGTTGTTGACGTACTTGATCTGAAAGCACTTGCGGTTCAGCGGGAAGTAGATCAGATCACCTTCATTGGGTCTGATCTGATCGTTGTATATGGCAACTTCTTGTCTGAAAGTTCTTTGGGCGATTGAAAACACAACCTGGTCGCGAATCTGCAGACCGAACTTCGACATAAAGCTTCCATCGCCTGTAAAACCGTCAACAGATTTGATATACAACTCGACCAGAATCGCCTGGTTGTATTGCGATTGCGCGTCTTCGCCTAGAAGATCATCGTAATTCGTGATTACACGAGGTATGTAGTACATATTTTCCCCGTAAATACGAATTGCCTCGATGATCAGATCCTCATAGAGATTCTGCTCATTGCTGGCCGAGAAGTTGTTGAAGAAGAAATTAGTTGCCATTACGTTGGGTTAGCTTTTTTAAGAACGGTTCTTTTGTGTATTGTAATAGAATCTGCTTTGTATGGAATGTATACATCATGCTTTTCGGCTTGATCCATGTTTTGCCCGCCATTGTAACGCAGACCATCATACCCTTTTTTAATCAAGTGATCGCGGGCATCGTCGCTGTTAACGCCACCCTTTGACAAACCTTGAAACACTTGGTGACCAGTGAGTTTCAAATGACCGTGTTTGAGTTTGGACAATACATCGTACTTGTCTGCGCCGGCACGGAGCAAACCTGCTCCTCGAGCAAACTCTTCGTGCTTTTTTTCGTCGGGCAATACGTGTTTGAGCTTATCGCCGTGAAAATGATGATCAACGTCAAACACATTATTCATTTTTAATTTGGTGTGATACACCAAAGGTGTGTCTGTTTTAGCGAAACGAGCGCCATTTTTAGCGTATGATTTTGCCACGTGATGACTGCTGGTGAAATAACCAATCCCGCCGCCCATGAAATCATTTTTCACGCGACCGAAGTTTTGGTTAAATTTATCAAAACGGCGACCGGAGCCATGAAAAACATCGACATCGACAGGATTGGCGTGCGACTCTTCTTCTCTGATGAATTGCTTGAATGAGAGCATCAACTTATTTTCCTACAACGATCATTGTGATATCTACCTATGTTGCCGGGATTCCCGAAAGCGCCGCAATGAACACAAGAAACTTTTTTGTTATTTAGCGTTTTGAAGTGTGAAGTTTCTCTAACTTTCGCTTTGTGTTCTTCAGTCAGCGGAATTCCTCTTCTTTTCTCGGCCGATATGCGAACCGCTTTAGAAGTGTCTTTACCTTTGTTCTTCCCCATCATCGACTGACGACGTTTCTCGCGAGTTGCGGGATCTGATGACTTTGTGTCTCTTGTCTTCAGACCTTCTAGATAACGTTCACGAACTTCCGGTCGATACATCGCTTCTTTGGTTTTGGCTGAGATTCTTTCTTTTAGAGAAAGCGTGGTTAACTCACAAGTTGACCAGTGACTAAAATGGTGATTGTGTAGATTGTAATACCGTTTACCTAGCTCTTGCGATTTGATTTTAGAAATCCAATCAAATTCTTTTTCGAGCAAATCTTTTTTAGACGAGTAAACTCTGCTTAAGATTCTCCTTTTAAAATCCTCTGGGCGTCTTTTGTACGCCGACTTCATATTAGATGACGAACAAACGTAACCGTCATCTTCTGTTCCCCAATGACATCCAACATAATAACGTTTATGTTTACGGTCATACCAGATGTAAACAAATCCATACTTTTCCATAGCTTTCTCCTATTCTTGCTATGGAGGTATTTAGTAAAGTAAATATTTCATCCGATCATATCAGTAGCGGGTAGCGAGTAGCTGAAGATCATCTCGTGCTCAAGATCCGCTCTCTCTTGAGTTGCGTCGTTGTAGATCTTCTCGCCATTGAACTGAATGCCGCCAGGAAGCTGCATACCAGTGAACTTCGTCAGGTTCGAACCCCACTGCTGCTTGATCAAGCATGCGGCGTAACGCTGCAGCCAACGATCGCCCCAAGCCTTTGTGTAGACATCAGGGTCGATAATCTGATAAGCTTCGGCCACGATGTAGTCACCTTCGTTGATGATGTTCCAATCCATATCAACATACAGACGGTTCATATGGCGGTTGTAACGAAGAGGCTGCTGACCGACAAGCATCTGTTCAAGGAACTGAATGTGCGTGAACGCCATATAGTATGGAACCATCGACACTGACGTTAGAGTGTAGAGGTCGTTCAGGGCGATCTGATAGCGAATGTTGAACAGATTGTTCGTGTTCAACGACTGGCCGATCGGGAACAGATTGACAACGCCAATGACGTTTTCTGGCATTGGCACGTAACGATCAATCTTGGTCTGTTCCGTGACCTGATACTTGTAGTAGATCTTCTCAGCGCCATCAAAGTGGTAGTCCCAGAAGTACTTGAGCGCCTCGTCGATACGATCGTCAACTTGATCATCGTCAACGTTGATCTCGATTACAGGCTTACCCAGCTTGCGAAGGCAATACTCTTTGAATGTGGTTCTTGATGTAGGAATTGCCATTTGACTAACCTCTTTTAATTATTTCGCTGCCAGCAGCTGTTTTAGTTCGTCGATTTGCTTTTGCTGCTGCTGAATTGCGCCGATCAGATAAGGGACCAAAGCGTCATATTTGATTGATTTTCTCGATGTGCTCTCTTCGCCTTCTTCTGCTGCGTTGGTGGTGATGTCACCCACCGCCTCAGGAAACAGCTGTTCGACCTCTTGAGCGATCAATCCGATTCTAACGTGCTTATCGGACTCTTTCTTACGCTGAAGAGTCATACCCTCTTCGTTCCAATCAAATTGCTTCAATTCAACTTGTTTGATCAAAGAAAGGGAGTTGACTGACGTGTTGGCGATGTTATCCTTCAGTCTGACGTCGGAAAAACCGTCAACAAAGGTGTAAACGATGTTATTATCCGTTTGAAGAAAATCGATGCGGGCCGGTCCATCGTAGTTAACGTCGATTCGTTTGATGTTGGATGCACTGTAAATGATTCTACGATCAACAACGTCCGATATGTTGTAATAGAGATCGTTGGAGTCCCAGCGTAAGTACACGTAATTCCCCCCGGCGTCCGCTCTAAGTCTTGGCGCGTTCCCACTACGTTCAAAAAGATTCGCCCCAACTGTGCTGACGGCGGTGACGACGTTCAACCTAGACGTACCGTTCATATCAAGGAAAAAATTCGCGTCGTTTAGGTCGTATATGGCGTAAGTGCTAATCGGTTGATTCAATACGATATAGCTACCGTTCCAGCTCATAGAAACGGCACCGTCAGCACGCATGTAGTACGGTTGATTTGTGTCGGTCAAAAATTGAGTTGCTCTCACTTGACCGGTGAATGTGTCGCCAGCTTTGTTCGCCGGAGTGTAACCAAGTCTCGAAGGGATGTCGGTGTAAAAAGAGCTGTTCTGCCCAGCGAAGAACGAAGAATTGTTCGACGTAAGCGTCGCGACGTTGGCCGAAAGACCAGCCGTCGTTTGATAGTTGGTAAGATTAGCTTGAAGCTGCGCATTAGAAACTACGTTGGCCGCTGACACAGAACCTACAAACGACGTACTGTTCGATGTTAGAGCGGCAACGTTGGCGGAAAGACCAGCCATTGTTTGGTAGATGCCTGCTGCGTTTGACACTGCGTTAGCGAAAGCGGTAGCTGCGTTGCCCGTGATCATTGTGTTCACGGAGACTCCGCCGGTGAACAGGCTTGCAATGTTTGCCGACGTTGCTGTAATAGCGGCTGCGTTTACGACTGTGCTATTGGCCGTGAAGGCTCCGTTTACAACCAATCCGTTCTTTACTACGAAGTTTAAGTCTGCCATCTCGGTTCACTTTCCCCTGAGTGTTATTGTTTTTGTTATTTATTTTTCTTTAGATTTAATTCGAAGAAGCTGCCAAAAACAAAGCATCTACATCTTCGCTAGTCAAAGGCGGCGACAGTTGCGAAGCTATAGAGGATACAAAGGCGCTGTTCCTATCGACGACTGTCGAATATTCCCATTCGATCTCCAAAACTCCTTTTTGTGAATCGACCAGAGCCTGAACTTGTTGCAGCAACCCTCGTTTCAACAACTCGATACGACACTGCCTCATCGTAATTTGCAAAACTTTCGTTGGGGGCGGATCGTACTCTGATATCACGAGATTTCCAGACTTAACCAATTCGTCGATACGTACGTAATCCGCATTGTCAAACGCGCAAGGAACAAAGCTCGTTGCTCCGTTGATATCAACTTTGATGGTTGTGTTTTCGGGGTTGTTGTAAGACGCGTTGTTGTAAATCATCTTTGTTACCCTTTAGAGCTCGGCTGATATAGCCCAGCTATCAAACCAACCGGCACCGTTAATTGTGCCTGTAGAAGAACCGCCAGACGTGAAGAATGTCGAAGATATAGACGCGATCGATCTATTGTTAAATCCTCCATTACCAGCGCCCGTTTGGAATATGTTGGTCGCCGTCGGGGTCGCTCGTTTAGGAACAGAGTAGTAACTCGCAGAATAATAAAAAGCCGTCGCGACCGTTTGACCAGTCCAGAAGTTAACACAAGGCTCGTAGTATCGTTGGCAAAGAGCCAATTCCGTTCCGTACGGCCTATTTTCGAACGGTGTGGCTATCGTTCCTTCTTCCAGCTGAATCTGCGCCAAATCAAACGTAAACGTAGCATTGACGGGTAAGAAGATGAACAGCTGGAGGGAATCGTCGCCGTTGTTCCCTAAAGTTTTACCTGCAATCGAAGGCAACGTTACGGTGTAAGTATATTCGGCGAATGAGGTAGTCACGTTAACGTTCGACACTAAGCTCGTGTCGACTGATGCGCTCGGCGAACCGCCCGTTCCAAAATTTTGTCTCAACATAATTTGCGGTAAAGTCATAGAGGCCGCTCCGCGCGCGAAGAAAGAAACTGTGACCGTCCGTCCTTGGAATGTTCGCACGTTTTCAATTGGTTGGTAGATGACGTTGAACGTTCCGCCGCTACCTGCCGTTCCTTGTAGGTATCTGAAATAAGAGGTTGGGTTAAACGGAACTTCTGTTTGCCCCAGCGTGAACGTTTGGCGACTGATTGTTCTTGTCGCTCCAGCGCCATCGTACGATAAGGCCCATCTGTCGGCTGTGTATACGTTAGCGGCTGGATTGGTGAATGAAGTTCCGCGTTGCCAGAAATCGAAATTCCCGTTGATGATGCGATTTCTAAGCCCGGCGAGAGGCCCGCCGTTAACGCTAAAAAAATTGGCGTCGCCCGAAACGGTTAGACCCGTGATCGCAGTCGAATTTGCGCTGATGCTGTTGTAAGCGCCATTAGCTTTTAAGGCGAACAGCGATATGTCAGTCGTTAGGGTCATTTTCTACCTTTGCAGATTCCTTGCTACTTATCAGTTGAAAAGGAAAAAGAAGTTCGAGACAGAGAGTGCGGGTGGGTTTGTGAAAATCCAGCCAGTGTTATTTCCGCCATTCGTGCTGTTAGCCCCAGCGTACCAAGTTGCTCCTCCCGTCGCCGTGCTGCGGCTGATAGAAAGGAAATTCGCGCTCACGATTCCGCTAGACTTAGATAGAGTGTGCGATGCAGTTGTATCGCTTCCTATCGTGACTAGATTGCCTGACGTTCCGCTGATGTTCCAGTTGTTTACCGTTGTGGTCGTTCCGGCTGTAAACAGAAAACTTGTTGGTTGAACGCCGTTGGCTAGAGTATCGAAAGTGTTGTTTCCAGAAAAAGATAGAGCGCCGCCACCATCATTCGATACAATGCAGTTATAAATCGAGCCGCCGCCAGCGAAAGTTTTTGCCGAAGCGTTTGTCATTCGAATTGCGCCGCTTCCCGTGCCGGCTGTGGTTGTGTAGTTTGTAGGTTGTGCGTTGTTAAACACAGTGCCAGTTCCTGATAGTAGTAAAGTACCGCCATTGAAAGTGAGATTCTTTGTTCCGGCCGCAGTCGCGTACGTGCTTGACGTGGTTAAAGTGAATCCGTTCAGATCCAAAGTCCCGTTGGTTTGAGTGATAGACGCCGTCGTTGTAACAGCGCCCTGAAAGGTCCAACGTCCGCCGACTCCATTGAAGTTTAACGGAAAGGGTAAAGTTTTACCAATGGTGTTGATGGTTCTAGGAGTGGCATTGGTTGAAGCAAATGTCGTGGCGCTGGATGTGCTTGAAAACGTCATACCGGTAGACGCCAGCAGATCGCCAAAAATAGTTCTCGCTGTTCCGAATAACGAACCAGCGAATCCGGTGAAATTAAGATTTAACACGCTACCGTTAAGGGATAGAGTGTATGTGCCGCCTGTGAAATTGAAACTTATCGCATTTGCTTCCGTTGGCGTACCCGGAAGTACAGTAACCGAGGAAGCGGTGTTGTTTGTAACAGTGACGTTTGATGTTCCGGTTACCGTAAGATTGGTTGCGGTGGACGTGTCGAATACAGTACCAGTCGCGGTTACATTGAGCGATCCGCTACCGAAAGCTATTGTACGAATATTTGCGTTGTTACTATCGAATGCCGGGCAGGTCAAAGAAAACGAAACTAGGTTTAAAGTTCCGCGAGTCAATGTGAACGTACTATTTGACATTGTCAATGCGGCGGCTAATCGGAACGTTCCGCCGAACGTGTCGATTGTTATCGGGAACGGAATAGTTTTTCCGGCCGAATTTATCGACTGGATTCCCCTACCAGAAAACGTCTGCGTAAGAGTTCCCGATACAGTCACACCGGAACCGAGTATGTAATTCCCAAGAAACTGCGTTGTAGTGCTATTATGTGACAGCGTAATAGCTGTGGTTCTGGCGCTACAATCCAGATTACCGACATAAGAATCGCCGAACGTCAAAGTTCCCGCGAGCGTAGTGTTGTTGTCGAATATCGCATTGTCTTGGGCCAGAGGATAATTATTGTCGGATCCGGCACCACCAGATGTTGCAGCCCATGAAGACGATCCCATCCAAGTAGTGTCCGTCCCAACGCGATATACCGTTTTTGGGGCTGAGAAATTGATACCTGAATTTCCCCCAAAGTTTCCAAGCCTAGTTCCGCTCACTGGCGCAGCAGCTCCCGTGAATGTAATATCACGAAAATCAACATCGACAAGCGACGCGGCTGCGCAGGTCAACGTTCTCGCGGTTCCGATTGCGTTCGACACTATAGCGAGTCTACTTGTCGCGGTTCCGCTGTTGTTGAGAGTTAAAGTTCCGTTGATCGTCTGAATACCAGACAAAGTGATAAGTCTTGTTGAAGCCGAAGACCTCGTCGAAACAGACAAATTGTTGAACTTGTTATCGCCGGTGATCGAGATAGCGGTAATAAGTCCGGTGAAATTTAAGTTGTAGTATGTTGCACTCGCGCCAGCGAAAGTGGGGGCGGTAGAAGTCAATACAATCGTTGAAGTGCCGGCAGATATCGTAGAACCTACGCCTTTAGTGAAATTCGTGCAGGTGAAAGTGCTACTTCCGAGCGTAAGGGTGCCGCCGTTAATATTGGCAACATTGTTACTCGTTGTTGTAACGTTAAAATTGTTTGTAACGAATGTTCCGTTCGTTAAAGTGAACTGCCCCGTAACTGTTAATGCACTACCAAGAGTAATCCCACCAGACGCGTGGTTGAATGTAGCTGTCTGAATAGACAGCGTCACTCCATTTGTTGTAATCGTTTTTGTTGAAGCTGTTGTCGACGTGAAGTTTAACGCAAACTGAGACGCGGTTGTGTTCCACGTGGTGGTTGCGGTCAGAGTAAAAGATCCGGCGACATTTAGGGTTACGGGGCTCGAGCCTGAACCTGTTAAGAAAGTTACTGTTCCTGTAGAAACAGTAAGATTCGCACAGTTCATCGTCTGGTTAATCTGGGAAGAATTCCCGATAGTTACCGTATATGTGCCCGCTTGATCGAAGAAAACGTTGTCGGCAGACGTGGGTACAGATGCACCACTAGCGCCGCCAGATGTGGCAGACCAGTTGGTTGTAGAAGTTGCGTTCCAAGTACCTGAACCGCCAACCCAATACCTATCGGCCATTTTCGCTTACATCTTCTTGCGGAGGAGCGTTGACAATAGCGAGCCAATCATCAAGACGCTTCTGTTTCATAGCGTTCAGCTCTTCTTCGCTCAACCCGTGATTTGGGGGAAGATACAAGGCGTCGCGAAACACGCCATACTGCGTCGTGAATTCGAAAATAATTTGTTCTAATTCCATATCATAACCTCGTCAAGCTTGCGTTGTTACTGCGATCACATCCCAGAAAGATTCATCCGAGTTGTATACGCATCCCACGTAAGTCACTTTATTTGCCACAGTCGTAGTTGGTAGAGTCACGCCAACCACTCTGAACGAATTAGTTCCCGCAGTCGTCCAACTCAAAGATCTTGGCGTTCCGTTGTCTTTGAATCTGAAAGTCAATTTGCTTCCGTTGACAGGGGATCCGCCCGTTGTGGCGTTGATTGTCAAGCCGCTCGCGAGCGCAGTGTAGATGTACATATCAAAGCTGCTGATATCAGGCGTGACAGAAGACGCTGAAGTTGTAGAGAATACTCTAGGATCGATTCTTTTGTTCGTCAGAGTCAGAGTGTTATTAGACGTAACAGCGACGACATTCGTCAAAGCTCCTACAACGTCGATAACTTCGCCGGAGATCGCCGGAATTTCTAGAACAACAGTAGATCCGCTTGTGACGTAAACGTCAGTTCCGTTGATCAATTTGACGCCGTTCTTGTATACGTCGACGAAACCAACCGTGTAACCACCAGTAACCGTGAAAGTGGTGTTGACCGTCGCGTTGGCGACAAACGTTTGTCTTACAGCCGTAGATGACGACGCTGGAGCCCAATACACACCAGTTCCGTTAGAAGCCAGTATTTGCCCGGCGGACCCAGCGGAGCCGTTGGCAACAAGAGACTGGTTGTTTCCGATAGCTACAACAGTTGCGTTTACAGTGAATCTGGATGTGTTGTTGCCAACGGCGATTGAGGTGTTGTTTGCGCCAACTTCGAACACTACAGTTGAGTTGGCCGAGAACAAAATACCATCAGTTGTGTTGATAGCGAGCTCGCCAGGCGCTACTGTTGACGTGGTGGGGCGAGTTCCGCTAACTGTGTTTCTTCTTAGCTGGAAAACCGTATTAGGCATTAGCTCCAGTCTTCTTTCTTTTGTTTAGCTTTACTGTTCGGTTTGTCGTCGAATTTCAGCAAAGTTTCGTGTTCGCTTTTTAGTTGCGCGTAATCTTCTGATAGTTTCTGATAGGCTTGGTTGACCAGATTGTAATTGGCCATATGCTCTTCGAAATTCTTTTCTATCTTCTCGCACTTTTCTTTCAAATCGCCAAGAGCTAAAATTTCGTCTCTGTAATTCGAATGTTCGTCGCGATAACGATCGCGTTCGGCCGTCGTTGCGTCTAGGCCGGCAAGTAGTTGAGAAATTTGAGCCTTCAGCTGTTCTTGATTTTCAAGTAAGGCGTTGATGTCATTGTCTTTAGAAACGATTGTTGATTGGAGAATCGATATTTTCGACTCAGCTTCAAGACATCTTCTCACAACGTCGATCAAAAACGTTTCCTGACACTTAAGGTAGGAAATTCTCAGCGATTCGTCTTGCATAATGTATATTCCTTGATATTAGAACGTTCCGCCGTCGAGACCCGCGTATACGATCGTTGTTCCGTTAGACTGTAACACTTGACCGTCGGAGCCAACCGACAGTCTTGAGAGGCTTGTAGAACCGTTGGCGACTAAAAGATCTCCGACTGCGTAGCTCGTTGTACCGGTACCGCCAACGTTCGCGGCCAAAGTTCCCGTTGTGATGTTCGTGGCGTTAGTGTAGTAAGAAGCGGACTGACCGTTCAGATTGGTCGCATTATTTGCAGTCCCGCCGAAGCTTGTGGAGTTGATCGTGACGCCAGACAGAGAGATCTGCCCGGCTGTCATATTGGTGTTGACAGTCGAGTTACCAACGAAGTGGGACGTTGTATTGATGTAAACGTTCGCGCCCGAATACAGAGTCACGAAGTTTACATTGGCGCCGGTGAAGTTGAGGTTACCAGAAACTGTGAAGTTACCAGAAGTGTTAACAACTGCTGCGCTCAGTCTAGCGTCAGGTAGAGTGCCGGTTGACAGATTCGTCGCGTTAGTGTAAATCGCAGCGCCATTGACGAAAAAGCCTGTCGTGTTAGCGACAACGTTTGACGTAGAATTTCCGACGGATAGAGAAGAGCCGTTCAGAACAGCCGTGTTACCCGCGTTGATTGTAATTGTAGAGTTTGTTGAAACAACGTTGATGGTAGAGTTACCAACCGTCACATTTGCCTGAAACGTAATCGCTCCCGCGAGAGTGAACGCGGCCGATGTATTAACTATGGCAGAGCTCAGTCTGGCGTTCGGTAGAGTACCAGTCGTAATGTTTGTCGCATTGGTGTAGAATGTCGCCGGTTGACCGTTCAGGTTGTTAGCGTTGTTCGCTGTTCCTTGATAGATCGTCGAATTGACAGTTACTCCAGAAATCGAAATTTGTCCGGCAGTAATATTAGTGTTTACTGTCGTATTGCCGACAAAGAACGAAGTCGTATTAACGTCGACGTCGGCGCCGACATTAACGTTGACAAAGTTTACATTTGCGCCGGTGAAGTTTAGGTTGCCGGAAACTGTGTAGTTACCAGAGGTGTTCACGTAAGCAGAAGCCGCCGCGCCAGCTAAGTTGTCTGAATTGTTCGCTGTTCCGGAATAGTTTGTCGCGTTAATCGTAGCGCCTGAAAGCGAGATCTGACCGGCTGTAACGTTTGTGTATACTGTTGAGTTACCAACCGAGACCGTCGACGTATTGACGACAACGTTGGCGCCAACAAAGAACCCAGACGTGAAATAATTGTTCGTTCCCTGCATAGCGAGATTACCAGCAACTGTAAAGTTGCCAGAAGTGTTAACGATAGCAGAGCTCAGTCTAGCGTCAGGTAAAGTACCCGTAGTAATGTTTGTAGCGTTAGTGTAGAAAGAAGGCAATTGTCCGCCAAGATTGTTTGCGTTGTTGGCGGTTCCGGAGAAATTAGTTGTGTTGACCGTGCCGAATACAGTCGTGTTACCAACGTAAAGAATGTTGGCTTGGAATGGAGCTATGTTGAACGAGTTGTTCGACTGATCTATGTAGATGCTAGCATCTGGTTCAGGAAGATAACCATCAAACACTTTCCAAACGCCTGTCTGGAAGTCTCTGAACAAACCAGTGTGCGCGTACGTTCCGTTGTTGTAAGCGGCAACAAGACCAAGATCTGGGTTAGCGTTCGTCTTACCGCGAGCAACACCACCCGAGACGTACGAAGCTGTATTGGTGTTCGCAACCGAGAAAGTCGTCGAATTGGCTGCTATGATGTCATTGTAAAGACCGTTATACGAAGAAGGATTGACGTTAGAAACAGTCACATCCCAACCGGGTTGGTAGTTGTTATTGGCAGTGAATACTACGACGCTACCATTACCAACAATGTTGGTGATCGTCGCTTCTATTCCTTGGTTGAGGTAAAGGATGTTGTCACTGAAAGCAACAGAGTTTCCGGAAATGATGTTGTAAGAACCGGAAACCGTTAGGTTACCAGCAACGACCAAGCTACCGCCGATACTAGCGTTGCCGGAAGACGTGATTGTTCCCGTGTTAACAGCGGTTGAATTGATCGAAGTGAATACGCTCGTGTTACCGACCGTAATCCGGGTAGTGTTGGCGACCACGTTCGCGCCGACGTTGACAGCTGTAGTTACATTGACGTTGGTGAACTGGTTGTTAGAACCAGTGAAGTTTAGGTTGCCCGAAACAGTGAAGTTGCCTGATGTGTTAACATACGAAGCCGCTGCAGCTCCGCCAAGATTGTTGGCGTTGTTCGCTGTACCGGTGTAGATCGTTGAGTTAACAATCGCGCCAGAGATAGAGATTTGGCCGGCAACCATATTTGTGTTAACGGTTGAGTTACCAACAAAGTGCGACGTGGTGTTAACTAGAGCGTTGGCGCCAACTCGAACTGATTGGCTGAAAAAATTATTCGCGCCCGTTAAGTTGAGGTTGCCGGCGACAGTGAAATTACCCGAAGTGTTCACATAAACAGAAGCTGCAGCGCCGCCAAGGTTCGTCGCGTTGTTGGCTGTACCGGAATAGTTTGTTGAATTGACCGTAGCTGTGCCGATCGTGACCGTGTTTGTAGTTTTATTGAAAGAGAACCCAGCAACAGCGTTCAGAGTCCCGCTATCATTGAACTGAATCTGAGTGTTCGAACCGGACACGCTTGGAGACATCGTCTGCCAGTAGACATTTGCTCCGTTGCTTGTAAGAACTTGACCAGCAGCACCAAGACTTCCGTTTGCGTATACAGCACTAACGTTTGCAATCGCAACTCTGATTTCGTTGATGCCGCTTGTAGAGTTAGCAACAAGAGCCTGGTTGGCAGTCAGAACACCAGGGAACCTCGCGCCGCCAATGCCTACAACAGAGCCATTCGGGCTGCCGATGAACAGCACGTCCCCGTTAGACGTGAACGCGAGCTCGCCGTTCGCCAAGCCAACCGGATTAGCGTTTGTCGTACTGCGTTTGATCTGAATCTGATTAGCCATTTAAAAGCTGCCCCCGTCTAGGTCCATTTGTCTTACGACATATTTATTATTTGCAGAATTATATACAAGAGTGCTGTTGTCGTCTGGAGGATTAGAAGGAAGAGTTACATCTGAGAGCGCCGCGATCGTCAGATTGGCAACCGTTGAATTGACGTAAGAAACAGCATTGGCATACGTTGTCGCGTCATTCGCCACCATCGCTGCTGTGTTCGAATAATTGTCAAGAGCTGTTACGCCACTAGCCGTGACCGTTGGCACTGTCGCTGGCGCAACCAACAGTGCGCCGTTCTGATTGACGACTTTCAACTTGTAGAGATTATTGGTTACCGATTTGACAACGTACGTCATTATTTCGTTACTTGCGGTGTGATTGTTACGATACCTTCGACGATTCTCGAGCGAACCCCCGATCCGCTTTCTACCTCCACGTCGTACACATATCGTCCGGCTGTTATCGCACCGGTCTGGTTGGCCGTCATTGAAAGAGAAACTTGACCGTCGCTAGTCAATGTCACGGTAAACGGATACGAAGTTGACGCTGTATACGTTTTTCTGATTTGAGACTCGGCCGTATAACCCGTGAAATTGATTGGTTCATCTGCAGCGTCGTGAATCGTGTAGGTCGTGTTGAACGTCGTTCCTTGATCAATGACGATGTTTACTTTGGCGGCCATTTTATCCTCTTACGGAACAATCGAAGTTCTGATGAACTTAACTACAACGTTTGCTGTTGCTGGCGTTAGCTGCAGTGCTATATTACCGCCGTTGATGATCGTATCGAACGTTCCAAGGGACGACACGTTGAACAGCGTTCCGTACTCAGTCATATACGGCGTCGTGCCATCGTGGATGATTGAAATTCTCGTCACGTGGTATCTGGGTGTTGGAGATATCGTTGTGTCGGAAAGTTGAACCATATACTCGTAAGAACGGTACGTCGAAGCGGACACAACGTCGATGTTAGCAGCTGCTGTACTGTTACTGAAAGTGAACGCGTTAGCAAATTGATGAGCGACTGAGTTGATTAAGATAGTGCCAGACGTCGATACGTTAGAAGACAGAGTTGTAATGCCGGAAACGTTCAACGTGTTCGAAAGCGTCGCTGCGCCAGTCACGGCGATTGTATTGCTGAACGTGGCGTTGCCGGTGATCGTTGCAGTGTTTGATACAGACAGAGAGTTGTTGACGGACATAGTTGTCGCGTTGACTGTAACTTTCTGGCTACCCGCAGCTGCTATGGCAAGAGTTGCGGTGCCTGACCTGTAGATACCCGTGTTGGTATTACCTGTGAACGTAATCGATGGAGCAGCTGCAGTTCCAGCCGGAACGAAGACAATGTTCGAGACGATTACGTTGTTCGAATTAGTGTTGCTCACGAAAGACTGATTCCAATACGCTGTGGAGTTGCCAAGCCCGAAATTGTTGTTTGAAGACGGCAGGAGCGTGTTGGCGAAACTTGTTGTTCCGGTCACCACAAGATTGATTGTGTTGGTCGTCGTACCGATGAAGTTGTTTGAGTAGATTTCAGCAAAACGATTGGTCGTGTTTCCGAGTTTGAAGAAATTGTTCGAACCAGGAATGATGTCGCCGCCTGTAGTTCCGGCGTAAGCCAAGTTACCGCCAATCGAGACGCTGCCTTCGATTCTCAGATCGCCGGCAATGTTGCTGACTACAGCGCCGCGAACGTTCAGCTGATTGACATTTGCCAGACCACCCACGATGATCGAATTAGAGAAATTCGTATTGCTGACGAAAACAGTGTTCGTTGTATTAGCAAGAAGAGTCGTGACTGTGTTATTGCCAGTTATGGTAAGCGAATTGAACGTTGAGTTCGCCTTCAACGTAGTGTTACCGGTGATGGTGACATTCGAGTTTGCATTGAGCGATACAGAAGTCACATTTGTAGTCGAAGCGTTGACGTTTAAGAAGTCGCCGCCAATCGTCGTGTTGCCGCCCAACGTTACAATCGAAAATGCGTTAGTGACGGAAGTGAATCTTGTAGTTGTTGAATTGGCCGTAACCGAGACTAAGTTAGACCCAGAGTAAGTGAATGCTGTATTGGTTACCAGATTCAGAGTGTTCCCGGCGACCAGAGAACCGCCTGCAATTCCAGTGAAGGCAACTAGAGTGTTCGCCCCAAAGAAACCATTAACGTAAGCGTTACCAGTCGAAAGCGACCCGCTGGCGCTGGTATCGACAGTTACGGCGTTCTGAGAAGCGATGGTCGCAAGAACGTTGGTCTTGTCTAGCCAAGAACCGAACGTATCTGTTGTTAATACATTGGCTACTGCAATAGTCATTTCTTACTTCTGCCCTATTAGCTGCTTAAGCAAAGCTTTGATCTCTTCAACATCGTCTTTGAGTTGTTGGTTTTCTTCGATCAACTTTTTAAGCTTCAGCTTTTGTTCGCGTTCTTCTCTGTATTTATTAAGCTCTTTCGCGTTTGTATTCAAAACGGCGCTGCTATGAACGTGTCTCACCAGATCTTTATTGTCTTTTACTTTCAAAAAGTCAGTCACGCTTATACCTGTAGAGCCAAGCAACGCATATCAGACATTCTAGGAACGATGTGGAACGTGTTAGACACGAGAACGATCTTGACAGCAAACGTCTTGAACGTGTCGAACACCCCATCGGCCGTTGTTACGTATCTTGCTATGCTATTGTTGTTCGCGTACTTGAAAGCGCCAGTCTGAGACTGAAGACCGGGAATGATACCAACCGAGGCGTTTGTGGATGCTATAGAAAGATTCGAAGTCACATTCATCGATGTAGAGTTGACAATGTTTGTCACTTGTCTAACGTTCATTTTGCCTGTTGAATTATCCACAATGTAGATGAAAGAGCCAGCCGAGAAACTCGAAGTTGAGCTGACGCCGACGGCTGTGGACGTCGTATTAACAGTCGCTGAATTTGCAATTATCTGAATTGATGTTGGGAGGTCATATGACAGCTCAACAAGATCGTCGGTGTTCACTAGGCTGCTGACAAGAGCAGAGCTGGTTGTCTCAACCATAGCCGACCAATCCTTCGATTGGAATGTCTCTCCATCAGCACCAGCCAAGAACTTTCCATAGACTTTAAAGTCTGTGCCCGGCGGTCTGTATGCAGTCAAGTAGCAAACAAGATCTTCAGCGTCTTGTTGTTCCGCTAGGATAACGTTCTTAGAGATATATCTTGTCGCGCTCGAGCTTGTGTTGCTAGTCTCGTTGAATGCGGTGATAGCCGTGATATTCGCAGTTATAGCCTGCGTCGCATTGTACACGATCGTGTTCGACATATTGAACGTTGCGATCGACGAAGTATTAGAAGAGCTGACGTTGGTCAAGTATACAATCGTTGAGTTGGCGAAGAACACAGACGCGTTTGCCGTAGTAGTCGAGTTGGCTTGCTGAACGATGTCTCCGGCCGCGAAGTTTCCATTGTTGTTTGAATACGCCACGATGTATCCGTTGATAGAGCTCTCGGGATAAACAAGGTTGTGAATGGTCGTCACAGAACTTCTAATAGTATCGATGTAAGGGGTGATCTTTGTGTTTGAAGTCTCGAGCTGCGCAGTAACAGTCAAAGATTTCGAACCCGCGCCAGCGGTCGGCGGATTAGCCCACTCATTACTTCTTGACATAACGACTCTTGTTTTGTCGATGAGGTCTTGCGGAACTTCGTTAGTCAGAGAATAATACTGGCTGTCGCTGGTTCTTGAAGTGTTGTTTTGAGTTCCGGTAAAAGCCCAAGAGATGCCGGTTAGGTTGGGCTCGATATCTGGTATCGTAGTCGTGATGTTTTCATACTGTATGTCCGTAACATCGCTGATCACAGCCGATGCGCCGGATGTTCTTCCGATGATCAGAGAACCCTTCGTGTTGCTGAAGTTCGACGTGGCGTTTGAAGTAACAGAAGTGATCGTCAGAAATCTGTTATCGCCTCCCGTGATGCTGGAGAAGTTACCAGTTAGGTTCGCATCGTCTTTGACTCTACCAATGATAGCAGCGCTGTCAGAAAAGAACACGTTACTGGCGAGTGTGACTGTTCTATTGACAGCGTCGGTTGATACCACTCTGAGGATTTGAATGTTCGCGCCTGTATTTTTACCGACGTAGATGAAGTTGTTGACTGCGAAATCCGTTGTCAGCGAACTGTTTGCATCCGGGACTGTAATAACGTTGCTATTCGCAACAGTGATAACTGACTGATTGGCAAAAGATGGAGCCGATGCTAGTGTATTAGAAGTCTGCCCTCTGAGCGTTCCTCCGGTCGTTGAAAACGCGCCGAACGTGTTACTCATCAACACCTTGGTTGTGTTGGCAAAATACACCTTACCATACGCAGTGGCTTGCGCAATGTTGGCCACGGAAGTTCCAGCTGGTTGGAAAACCAATTCGCCAACTGTGAATGTATTCGAACCGCTGATTGTCAACGAAGAAAGAAGGAGGTTGTTATTAGACACAACCAATTTTTCTTGTTTCAGAAAAGTTCCGATTACATTGGTTACAACTAGATTGTCTGTATCGCCGTTTCTGAATACGGCTGTTGCAGAAGAGGATGTAAAGTTGGCGATGTACGCTGTATACTTGATGCTCTCGTTTTGGATTGGAGTGAAGTTGAGATCATTAGACGATACGAACAAAGAGCCAAGCTGATTGTTTCTGAAGATAGGAGTGTTCGTCGCAACGTCAACGCCGCCCAACGCACCAACCCAAATTTTGTAATCTGGGTTGCCGCCTTCCGGAACCACAACAAGAGCGAACTGTTCGTTGGTTCTAAGCATTACAGGCGTTGCGAATTCGAATGTAGTCGCAACAGATCCGTCTCCGCTGACAGAGACCTGAGATGATGACAGGATTTTTGACGCGTAGGGGAGAACCTTATTGGTAGGAACTCCGTTGTCAGTTTCTCTGATCTGAAGTTCCACACCAAATGTACTCGACTTAGTTTGAAAAAACAAATCGACCTTGGTTAGAAATACAGACTCAACGCCGCTTGACGGCTCATTGACGATAAACGTTTGTGCGATTGGCTTCATCTAAGTCCTGCTCTTTGAATGTCTAATAATACAAGTTAGTTATCCGTTTCCGCCTTCTGTGAGACCTTGACCGTTCCAACCTTGCGGATCAAACGGCTCGCTGATCTGAGAAATGTTAGGCGGAGCATTTTCCGGCGGGCTATGCGGGTTGCGGATATTAGGGTCGAAATATTGCCAAGTGTTGGTTGTTGTATACGTCTGATACACAGTTCTGTTAAGCTTTTCTTCCTCGATATTTATCGTGCCAGATCTAATTTGCAGATTTGCCTTATTCTTCTGAACCGATAGAGGCGAGCAGAACAGAGTTGTAGACGACTGAGTGGTCACAGCGCTCTCGCCAATAGTCAGGTCGGCGATGTCCGTGATTCTGAATTCAAGCTCTCCGGATTTGAAAACTCCGGCTGGAATGGCGATAATACCATACACAGCACCAGTCGAGTCGCTGAAAAGAGGATCTCCCCAATTCAAGATAGAACCGTACTGGAAGTTACCATTGTTGCGAGAGATGTAGACCAGATTGCCTGTATTTGTGAAGTTGTTTCCGCCTGATGGGAACAAAGTTCCTGTGTATGGCGTCAGCGGCAAGCAATCCTGATTCATAATCACGCTGTCGAGGAACACATACAGTCTTGTGTTCGGCTTCATTCCTCTTGCATAGAAGAAGATCTGTCTTGCCGGAACGTAAGGTTGAACCGAAACGTTCGTTACGTAGTTGCCAAGCTCAACGGAAGTCTCGGAAGGCGAGAAGGCGAACGATCTGTTGATCTGCTGCTGCTGTTGAGCAAGAGATGTAGTTGTGTCTGTCTGCCAAGTCTGATATTGTCCGTGGCCCTGACCATAACCAACCGAAACAAGCTGATCGCTCGACTGTTGACCAAGAACTTGGCTGGTTCCATAATCGGACCAGTTTCCGTACTGAGTTCCGAACATCGATCTAAGGCTATTTGACAGATTGACGAAGTTCGAAGATAGATCGAGGCTGCTGTTGATCACAGGCCCTTGAGTGATATCAGAATCTAGAATACCAGGAGGATCGAGAACAACAGTGCCGCGATAGTTGTAGATGTTACCTTCGATGCAGTTTCTAACTTTCGAAGCGAACGGCTGCTGTTGAACAACGTTGTTCGATGTATGCGGGAGCATAATCACGCCGTTCTTGTTGACAGCTGTTGACGCTGCAGCATCAAACTGCATACCGATCGTTTGCTGGCGGAAGAAAGGTCTAGCCTCAGCTTTCACTTCATCGATAGAGATCTTGTAAGCCGGATCGTTTGTGTTTCCGATCGTGTGGTTCTTGAAAGGATCTACAAGGATACCGTTCTTGAATCTGTTTTGACCTGTTTCTCCGCTGCGAACCAGCAACGACGTTGTTGCTTGCTCTAGAAGAGACAGAGACGTGTAGTATTCGAGCCTGTCGATTCTTCTGTTGATCTTGTTGATGTCCGCCATCGTGTAGCGTTTTGTTTGCAAGATCGATGTCTGAACTGCATAATCATAGCGGTTGAATTGTCTGGCTTCTGTTGGCGTTAGCGAAGGATAAGGAGCAACCGTTGCAATACCAATGGTCATTGTTCCAGGAACTTCTGGAGGAGGCGCTGGATTTAGGTCAGCCGTTCCTTCTGTAACGAGAATGTCACCAGCCGTAGTGATAGAGATTCTATCCTTTCTCGGCAGATAGTATTGAATCGTTGACTGATAGTTTGTGCCCGGAGTCGGCGTGTATGATCCGTTGGCGCCATATGAGTAAAGCGTCAGAGTGCCCGAAGGATTGACAGTTGCAGATCCGATAGAAGATGCATTCGCAACAGCTGTGTTGACAGCATATGGTCTGAAGTCAACGCTGTCTCTCAGATCAAACAGAGTCCCGATTGTTGACTTGTACTCTGGGATCTGATATGTTTGAATCGCCGTTGAGTTGGCTGTATTGGCATCATCGATAGGATAAGATGCAGCCGTGAAGAAGCCAACGCCCTGCGACGGATTTGCGACAAAGTTGTCAACCGAAACAAGTAGCGTTGCGTTCGGAGCAACAGGAGTTGTCGATGAAATGTATGCAAGCCCGTAGTAGCTGTCTCTTTGACCATTGTCAAGTCTGAAAGAAGCAACTCTATCCGGATTGGATGTTGAGTAAGTTCCTCCTGTCTGATCAACATAAACCGAATTAAGCCTCAACACGTCCGGGATACCAAGGCACCAAGGACCAGTTGTTCCCCCAGCGTTTGTGTTTGCTTGAATCTTGATGTAGGTTGACTTCTTTACGCTCTTTTCGATCGGCACAGTGCTTGATCTGAGAACGTCGAAGTATACAGACGCAGCGAAGTCACCGTTGCTGGCTTCTCCGAGAGAAACGTTTGCGGTCGTCGACGACGTGATGTTGATCGTTCTTGACGGAGAAGCGAAATTGATAGGCACGCCAGCTGGGAACGTCTTCTGATGGGCAAGGCCTGAAGAAGCGAAACTGAATACAGAATCAGTCAACATTGAAGTGTTGTTTGCAATCGATACGATTCGTTTAGTTTCTGTGTTGGCGTAGAAGTAATCGCCCACCTGATAGTCTGTCAAGAAGGTCGTTGAAGACCCGACCACGTTTGGCGAAGTGGTGTTAACCGAAACCGTGCCCGTCTTTGTTGTTGTGTAACCAGTGGCGGTCGGAATAATGACGAATGAAGTCTCGGAAGGCTGGGATAGAATTCCAGTCCCATAATTGAATGTCTCTGTCCCCGTACCAACGGCGGAAGCTAGAGTCAATGAAAGAGAACCGCTGGTTGATGCAAGGAAGCTGGCGGATGCTCTGTTTCTATACACGAACTGCGCGGTTGAAGAGAATCCTTCTGGTCTAATAGCCTTCTGACCGAAAGGATAAATCATCGCTTCGCCTGCAGACTCTTGGATCTTGGCAATCGGATTGCCCGAGAAGTCCTTGTCGAGCACAACATCGGATACAGCCTTGAGGCTTCCGTTGTAGTAAATTACGCTTCTCACGCTTGAAAGAGTTTGGCCAGGCTGAAGCTGTATGTTGAACACATACAGTCTGTACGTAGCATCAACGCCAGGAACGCCAGAGTCGTAAGACACGCCGCGAACGTATGCTGTACCGATCTTGGTTGAGCTTGAGTAAGATGTGCTAAGGAACGTTTTCGAAGTTACGGCTGTTTTCGCCACGTTATGCAGTTCGATTTGAACCAGATTGTCGTTGTTGAAGTCGCCAACAAATTCGTTAACGTTAAAGTAGTAACCGAAATTCGCAGTCACGATCTGATTAGCCACTGTGTTGTAATCGGTGGCCTTACGGAGATCGGCTGTATTGTTGTTGATGAATTCGACTCTGTATCCCTTGACGTAACCAATACCAGGCGAAGACACAATGCTCAGATAGCCAGTGTTTGCGGTGTTTGACGTGTAGGAGAACTTCTTTTCCGTGCTCAGCAGGAACGGATTGACTATGTAATCGCCGTTGGTTTCAAACGTTCTTCTGGCAGTGTCTTTCGCCAGCGCAGCGTACTGAGGATCGTTCTTGATCGAAACCGGAAGGCCATTCTTGAAGTCGCAAAGCGAGAAGAATGTCGTCGTGTTCGAAACCGTATTAGAGATTCTGGTGATGAGCTTAGGGATAAGCTTCAGTCTGTGAGCGCCAGGCGCATTGTAGTTTGGCGAACCGGCGGCATTGTCCAACAGACTTGTGTCAACTTCTGGAGTTACGATTTCTTCTTCCGCCTCAAAACCGACAGACACGCCATCGGGCAGATTGTTGTACTTTGATACAACGAGGGTCTGAGGCTCAACTCGAATGAAGAAACCTTTCTTGAAGATAACGCCTTCTGTTGTTGTGAATGCGTATCCCTTACCAGTCGAGTTGGCGACTGTTGCAACTACAACGTTACCGATGTTTATGGCGGAATCTGTTTGAATTTGAACCGTTTCGTTATTAGAGAACGAAAGCTGTTGAGAACCGTTCGCGTAAGTCGCTGCGTTTAGGTACTTGATGTATAGCGTGTTAAGGTCTGGTTCTTCGGCTTCAAAACCGCCGATGGCGTTGACAACTCTAGCCTGAAGGCCGTTTGAGTTGATAGCAATTCTACCAACAAAATCCGCCACGTTCGAGATAGCAGAATTGTTTGCGTAGTTGTCTTTGATCTTGACGTAGTCATAGGAGTTATCAAACGTGAACGCGCAACCTTCAACGACCGACCCGTCCTTGAAGATGTGGCGACCAAACTTATCAATCTGATCCTGCAGGATAGTCTGCATCTGATTGAGCTCGCGAGCTTGCACAGCCACAGCGGGTCTGTAAAGAACCCTGTAGAAATTTTTGGTTACATCGTAATCATCGAAATAAGGCTTACGAGAAAAATCTGTGTCTAGTGCCATTCTATCCTCTTGGAATTAGAATTTTATTACGAGCTTAATTTCTTCTTTACTTGTAGCAGAACGAGTGACAGGAGTGAAACTTTCAGTATATATCACTTTGCCAGAATCTCTGACTAGATCTGGTTGTTCGACAAACAAGTAGTTGTTACTAGTACCTGAAGCGCCGGATTGCAATCCTACGATTGCATTGTTACCAGCTTGGAAAGAGGGTTGATCGGACACATCATTCAGAACCAATACAGGCAACACATTTGAAATCGTCGCCGTAGCTCCCAGCCCATTATTTATAACGTGTCCAGAACCGAACGACAGATTTTGACTGACGCTGGTGACTCTCAGATAAGTTGTGTTGGCGAAAGAACATACGCCGTTCGCGTTTGTTGTTGCGTCTGTTACTGTTTGGCCTACAACAAAAGAACCGCTCATCGATGTTACGATAAGATCGATTTCATTTGTGCTTGACACGATGCGACCACGAGCGTTTGAGACCTGTTGTTGCACATATTCATTCTGAACGAAAGCTCCAGTGTTTGCGGTCAATGTGATTCTGGCTGTTTGATTGAATCTGCTTCCGAAGTTCGAAGAAGCGTCTCTTGCTCCGTTAGCAACGAAGATTGAAGACACAGTGGCGTAGGCATTGGCAACGCTATCATACATCGTATCGCCAGTCGCAAACTGACCAACAACGTTGCTAAGGAAGTAGACACTAGTGTTTACAACCTGTGTCACAACTCCCGTTGAACCAGAATTGGACTGAGTGATCACTTGCGCCGCGTTGCCGACTGGGAAGTAGATCGTGTTCGCCTGAACGACATTGGCTGTTGAGTTAGAGTAGTATCCGTAAACCGTATTCGATACGTTGAATGTTCCCTTGACGCTCTTCAGCTGAAGGAACGACGAGTTTCCGAACACCACGACGCCTGCAGCGTTTGTATTAGACTGCACAACAACTTCGCCAACGGCCCAGGCTGTGTTTCCTGAATAGCTTGCGGCATTCAGACTTAGATTGACTCTATCAAAATCAGTCAACGTAACTTTGACGTCTTTGAATTGCGGGTTTTGTAGGATGCCGACTTTTCTGTATGTCCCGTAGCCCAGGAAGTCATATCCTTCATTGGCGATTTCATCCAGAACCACATTGACGCCGACGTATCTGCCTCCCAGTTCGGAAACAGGATCATAGCCATGGCCATAGACAGGAGAAACAACGGCTGTAGCTGTGGCGTTCGAACCGTAGTTGGTGTTGGCGTAGATCGCGACGTTGGCCTGAGTGTAACCGATGCCTGGGTTGATGATATCAACCCCAACAACATCGAAGGATGAATTTGGTGCTGTGTTAACAACCGCAATTCCGATGCAGTTTGCTCCGTCGCCGGTGATTCTTACTGTCGGACCAATCTGATATTCTGTTTGATCGTTCGGAAGAGAAGCGGCGGCGACCACTGTGGCGTTTCCGCTTGATGCGCTGTTTGATGTCAGCTTAAAGAACACAGGGTAACCCAGCTTGAATGTTCCGCTAGGATCTCTCAGAGTCAGGTTGGGATTGCTTTGAACTGATACAATCTGAGAAAGCTGTTGAGACGATTGACCGCTGACGAAGAACTGAGTCCCCCCACTGTTGGCCAACCAAGTTCCGGAAACGCTTGAGAGGATGACAGTCGAACCATTCGCAAATGCAACCGTAGCGTTCGCGCCTTGATTGACAAGAACAGAGTCCGTCATATTAACCTTCTCGCCAACCTTGAAGTATACGCCGCTGAGAGAAGAGTTCGTGATTGCTATTTGTAGAGAGTTTAGGTTGGTGTTGGATACATAACCATTGGCGCCATTGATAACGATAGAAACCGGCTCTGCTGCAACCGGCATCTTATAATGCGCGTTGGCTGACGCAACGAACGATGTGTTGAAAGGCGAGGTCACGACCAAGACAGTCGTATTGACGTTGTTGGCGACTCTACGAATGTTGCTTGTTGTGTTCGCGCCAATACGAATATATTCGCCATTGGCGTATCCGTTCGCAGTATCGTTCAGCTGAGTTCCAGAACCATACACCAACTGATTATCGCAGAGCATAACGGCTGTGGCCGTCTTGCCTTGCAGCGTATGACCAGTTTCTGTCGGACCTTTTGTCAAAGCGATTCTAGAACCTGTAAGCGTCGGCTTGAGTGCAACTACGGTCGAGTTCGCGAAATCAATGTAGTAGGTAGTTCCCGACGTAAGACCTCCAACCGCTGTATTGCCGGCAGAAACCGTATACGTAATCAGGTCATTAGCCACAAACGACGCAGCCGTTGCGAGAGCGATAGTGTTGTTTGCGCCGCCTCCCGTTCCGCCTGTTACGGCGGTGTTTGAATTGAACGTTTGAGCGGTTGGCGCTGATATTTGTAGAGTTGGCGGAAGGAAGTATCCTGATCCTGGTGTCGTGATATTGATTGCTGCGATCTTACCGGTGGCGTTTGCCTGAGCATTAGCAACAGCGCTGGATCCAGATCCATTCGCTATAATTGTGACTGTTGCATTGGACGTGTAACCAGATCCCGCATCTGTAACGAACGCTAGATTGCAAGCGCCTGTATTACCCACAGACACTGTACCGGGTTTCAGTGAACCAGACTGGCTTACGTCAACGATTGGCAGACCAAGAGAGAACTGAGTCGCTGCGTATCTTGTAATCTGCACGTCAGTTGTGTTGGCTGCCAGCACCATACCGCTGGCGCCAGTGTCTGATTGCGTGACGGTTGCGTTTGCGTTGAAGTATCCCCGAGCATACAGATAATTTACATCATCGAAAGGCTGCTCGACAAAATAGCCAGTGGTCACCGTTCCGGAAACGCTTGACAAGTCAAGTCGGACGAATGAATCAAATGGTTCCGATACAGTGATCTGTTTTGATGTGCCGTTAGAAGAAGAGATCTCTCTAATCTGTCCTGCACCAAATCCTGACTTCAAGTAGATAGAAGAATTCGTGTAGTAATCGTTGGTGTTCGACGAAGTTAAAGGAAGCTGCACTACAAATTTGTTAACCAACCCACCAATGTATCCGGTCTCGTAGATTTGATAATTGCTACCGCCATCTGTAATTCTGATTACATCGATCGATCCAGGCGTTGCGTTGCCCTGAACCTCAGTATTGGCCACTACAGGAATGTAATTTGTCGTCGTGAACTTAGTGTTCGACGCCGAGTCAATTGTGTACATATACTTCCAAGTGTACCCGTCGCCTGTCTGGAAAGTCCCGGATGTCGAAGTCAGAGTGGGCTTCACAACAGATTTTGCGCCTCTGTTGTTATCGATACACTTGTAGACTTCGAACTTATCAGTTACAACAAAGAATTGCTTATCGAAAATTTGAGGGTCGTTCTGACTGTAGCTGCTGTAAACTGTATTTGAAGTCCAATTGTAGCGAGGAATCAGATTGTTTACATCTGAGTCCACGAGAAGCTTACCGTACAAAAGATCGTCGTATACAGACAATTCGACCTGCGCGATTGAATTGTTCGTCGCCAAAACAGCTGTATCATCATCTTGACCGGTGCTGTTCGCCCAGGGCTGAGATCTGGCCGCGAACATATAGTAACCATTTCTGTTGTTACGAATGTCCGTGATGAAACTGTTGGCTTCGTTGATGTAATGATTGTACGTAAGTGTTGCCATAATTTCGCTCGAGCTACCTTTTTGAAATATTTATGACTGGGTCAAAGAGAAAAATTCTGGTACGGACAGATCACTCGTCAACTCGTTCTTCAGTCTGAACGTTCCGAACAACGCCACACCAGATGGGTGCACGAGATCTCTGACCATCTTTTCGTAGACGTTCAACATCCTATTTACAAGGATGTCATAAGAGAATTTCTGATAGTAGAAGCTGTCTTGAATCTTATTGATATCGCTTACAAAACCTCTATTGTTCAACCAGAACCCGTCTGATTTGCCGTCTGTATCGATTACTGTCGAACCGGTCACAGATGCAGACTGATTATTTGGCGAAGACATAGTCACTGTCTCGTTGGGAACAAAACCGAAACCGGAGTTGATCACTTCCACTGCAGTGACTACCCCAGGAGAGCTTCC